CAACTGAAGTTACAATGCAGTTGTCATTTAAAGAGGTTGAACCTCTCACAAAAGAAAGAATTAAAGAGGGATATTAATGAGTTACTTTTCAAAGTTACCATCAATGTATTATTCTCTTTCTAAACCAGGAGAACAAGTTAAGGTTGAGATTGTAAAAGATATTTTTGTTCGTGCTGGTATTAGAAATGAACTAAGAGACAATATTTTTATTTACGATGAGTATGATATCAAAGATGGCGAAACGCCAGAAATGCTTGCCGACCAATTTTATGGTGATTCTGAACTTCATTGGGTTATTTTATTGACAAATGAGATTCATGATTTTATCTATGATTGGCCAATGACTGAAAGAGCGTTAAACAAGTATGTCAAGAAAAAATATACAAGACCTTTAGGTGTTCACCATTATAGAAAAAGACAATCTTCAGGCGACCCAAATGTTTGGATTACTGTTGATGCTTCATTAGCAGGTGCGGCCGGAGTTTATCCTGTGTCAAATTTAGAATATGAAGAAGGCGAAAATGAAAAAAAGAGAAGAATTAAAATTTTGAAAAAAGAAGCATTAGGAGAATTTATTTCTGAATTTGAAAAGATAATGGATAGACAGTAATGCCACAAAGAGAAAATGGTTTTTTTGCTGGCAAAGTCCAGTTTAACAAAGCAACAATTTATCATAATTCAATTGAATTGGATGTAATTTTAAAAGGTGATAAAGAAACTTACGGTCCTTTTTCTGTTGAGTTAATTGATATCATTGAAGAGATTTCACTCTTTGAAGATATCATGTCACCATTTTTAACTGGCGAGTTGGTTATAAACGATTCAACAAATATTTTATTAAATCTTCCTGTTTTAGGACAAGAGATTTTAGAATTAAATTATCAAACGCCCTTTTCAGATTCAAAGGTCAATAGATTTTTTTATATTTACAAAGTATCTGAACCTGTTATTACTGAGAAAAAACAATTATATAAATTGCATTTTGTTTCATATGAAGCAACAAAAAATATTTCTACTTCAATTTCAAAAGCATTCAAAGGCAATTCAACAAATATTATTAAGCAAATCTATGAAGAATTTTTAAAAGTAGATGATAGAAAACCAATTCGAACATTAGATTCAAACGATGCACTCAAATTTGTTTGTCCAAATTGGAGTCCAGTCAAAGCAATTAATTGGGTAACTAATCGTGCTATCTCAAGAAATTCGAGAGAAGCAGGTTTCTTTTTCTTTGAAACTGTAGATGGTTTCAATTTTTATGATTTAGAATATTTAATGAATAAGGGTTTTAATAAACCTTTTACAGATATTCTTGCTGAACAAACAGATGAGAAAAATGGACAACCACAAGGACCAGAAACTGCTCCTGGATTTTATGTGAGACCTGGTAATATTCGTAAACATCAAAATGGTGAATTCCCTACTGCTGGTCCTAAAGATACTGCCGAAGAATATAAACAGGTCATAGATTTTTCTATTGAAGATAAAATTGACTTTCTCAAAGATGTTCAAGATGGAGCATTAGGCAATACTTTGATTGTTCATGATATTAGAACAAAACGAATTACAAAATATCAGTATGATTATGTTGCAGATTTTGAAAAATATACTCATATTGAAGGAAGCAAAATTTACTCCGATAAAGTTCAAGGTAAGTTTTATAATTCTTTTGTCAATGTTATGCCAATGCATTCTAGAAACTTTTTAGATGAAAATCACAACTATGTTAATGATTGGTATCAACCTAGATTATTAACTAAAAACAAATTAAATGCTATTAAAATTAGTAACTTTCAAATTAATGGTCATGTTAACTTGAATGCCGGCGCATTGGTATATTTTAGATTCCCTCAAGCGCAAAGTTCAACAGATAATGCTTCTCCACCTGAAGATAAATATTTCAAAGGTTATTATCTTGTTACCGCATGCCGTCATGTGTTTCAACAAGACAAGCACACGATTTATATGGAACTAGTTAAAGATAGTTTTGCTACAGAAATAGGACAATAGTAATGTTTAACTTTAAACAATTTAATGAAGAAGTTGAGCATCAATGCACAGACTTGATTGCTGAAAAACTGATTCTTTATAATCAAGGTAAAAAATATGGCCAAGTTGTATTTCTTGCTGGCGGCGCTGGTAGCGGCAAAGGTTTTGCATTAAAGAATTTTATTCAATCTGAAATTTTTAAGATTCGTGATGTTGATGAGTGGAAGAAACAATTTCAAGAATTAGCAAAATTTCAAAAAATTGATGTGTCTTCTCTTTTAAAAAGATACTCAAGTTCAATTAAAGATTCTGATAGACAACTAATACAAACAGAAATCTTAGATAAAAATTTAACTTTAGATAAATTAGACTTACGCAATAGCACACATGTTTATCTTTTGCATGTATTGGTTAAAGCGGCAGGAGTTAAAGAAAGAAGTTTAGAACTATTGCTTTCAAATAAAAATGCTGAAACATTACCTAATATTTTATTTGATGTAACATTAAAAGATATTAGCGATATTAATAGTGTGATGCCACAGTTGATTGAGGCAGGATATAAACCTCACAATATTCATATTACATGGGTTCTAACAAAGTTTGAAGTTGCTGTTCAAAACAATGCAGGAAGAGATAGAGTAGTTCCTGAAGACATTTTATTATTAACCCATAAAGGTGCCGCCAAGACGATGCTATCAATTATGAGAGAGAATCTTCCCGATGGTTTAGATGGTTCTGTTCATGTTATTTTAAATAACAAAGAAAATACAATTGCTTATGTTAATGCTGAAGGAAAACCTATCACAAGCAAGTCAGGCAATATTGTTGTAAAAGATTTTATGTATTTGCTGTTGAAAAAAGAGAACGGTCCATTTTTTGATGATGCGTTCATTAAAAAACAACTCTACAAATGGATTATGGATAATGTTCCTCAAGGAACTTTTGCAAGGAGAGAGTTAAATGTCTGATAGTAAAACTTTGGAACAATTAGAGCAAGAAGGTCAAATTGAAAAAAATCTTCATCTAAATGACGAACCTCAAAAAAAATACTTGGGGTTTATTGAGTTTATGAATAAAACAGAAAAAGGGCAATCGGATGAAAACTCTATCGGAACTTAAACAAGAGTTGAATGAACAAACAAAAGTTGGAGATAAAATTGTCCAACAAATTAAGGCATTGGATAAAAATGCTTTAATGGCCTACGGTGCAAGAAATTATGTGTCACTTAAAGATGGTATTCAATTTGATGTTAAAGGGTCTAAACACAAAGGAAGAATTATCATTCGTTTAAATTCTCAAGATTTGTATAATATTGAAGCAGGAACAATTCGTATGTTTAATTATAAAGTAGTTAAACAAGTTGCCGATGTTTCTGTAGAAAATTTAGTTTCAGTATTAGATAGCATTATTGGATAAAAATGCCTGTAAATAATAATCTTCATAGTTTAGGTTTTGTTTGGTGGGTCGGTGTCGTTGAAAATAGAAACGACCCTGATATGCTCGGTCGTTGTCAAGTAAGAATTATTGGTTTTCATACGGAAGATAAAACTCAATTACCTACGGAAGATTTGCCGTGGGCGTATCCAATGTTGCCAGTTACTTCCGCATCAATCTCTGGCATTGGTCAGTCGCCAGTAGGACCTGTTGAAGGAACATTTGTTATCGGATTCTTTAGAGATGGTGAATCGGCACAAGAACCTATCATGTTGGGTTCTGTTGGAGGAGTTCCAATTGAGAAGATTCCAGACAGCGAAGGATTTTCAGACCCGAAAGGTGTGTATCCAAAGTTCTTCAACGAACCTGATACGAACCGTCTAGCACGACACGATTCAAAGATTAATAGCGATACTATAGTCATTAAAAAAGAAGGTTCTAGAATCACTGGCGTGCCAATTGCAAATGGTGGTTCTTGGAATCAAGTAACTATTCCATATAATTCAAAATATCCATTTAATCATGTTTACCAATCAGAAAGTGGACATGTATTGGAATTTGATGATACCTCTGGTTCAGAAAGAATTCACAAGTATCATCGTGCAGGAACATTCGAAGAGATTGATGAGAACGGAACGAGAGTAAATCGTATAGTTGGTGATAACTACGAAATTGTTGAAAGAAATGGTTTTGTATACATCAAAGGCAAATGTAATGTTACTGTAGATGGAACAGCAAACATCTTAGTTAATTCAAACGCAAATATTGAAGTAAAGGGTGATGTTATTGGAACATTCAGAAATGATGTTGATTTTCAAGTCTCCGGAGAGTTTAATGTAACTGCTGGCGGTAACATTAATTTACAATCAGATGCAAATATTCATTTAGATACACCAAACGGCGAAATTCATTGGAACTCCGGCAGAACAGGATTGCCATCACCTGCCGGTCGTGCCTCTGTGTCAGAAACAGAGTTTCAACAATTAGAGCCCAATGGTCGTGGTGAGGCGGCCGCCTTAGAAATTTTTGACGAAGACTTTAATCCTGAGAAAGCAATTGAACTAATTAAATCTGGAGTTCTTAAAGCAGAGGAAGTAAATAAAGTTGAAAAAGCAGATAAACCTGTAGACGAAGAAAAAGGAAGTCCTAAGAATGTTCCTGCTACATGCGATATGTTTAAAAATCAAACAAACTTTCCGGATTCGTTCCCATTGTCAGCAAATGTAAATTTAGGTATGTTGTCTTCTAATGCGCCCGCACAAAGACATACAGTTGCGGCACAAAAAGGACTTACTAAAGCAGAAATTGTATGTAACCTTAAAGGTGTTGCAGAAAATATTTGTGAACCAATTATTGCAAAGTATGGTAAAGGTAATGTTTTGTTCACTTCGGGTTTTAGATTAGAAGCCGCAGCCACAGGAACTTCTCAGCATCCAACAGGTCAAGCGGTTGATATGCAATTTCCAAGTTTATCTAAAATGGATTACTTTGAAAGAGCAAGAGAAATTAGAACATTGTTAAGTAACTTTGACCAACTTTTACTAGAATACAAAACTACAGGGACAGGTAAACCTTGGATACACATTTCATTTAAGTATTCAGGCAATAGAGGTCAAGTGTTAACATTGTTTAACGGAAGAACTGCCGCCCAAGGACTTACACAAATGGGTGATAAATAATGCCAGCAGTAGCAAGATTTGATGATTTAGCAGAGGAACATCCTTGTGGAATAACAGCGAATCCAGAAATGGTTTCTTCTAATGTGTTTTGCAACAATATTCCTGTGCATCGTCTTACAGATTTAAATAGAACGCATTTATTTTTGGCGCCGCCAATTTGTATACCTCACCAGACACCGTTGGTTGTGGCGTCAGAAAATGTCTTTGTAAATAACTTGGGATGTGCAAGAGTTGGTGATATCTACGATTGTGGTTTGGCGATTGTAGAAGGTTCACCAAATGTTTTCTGTAATGGAAATTAACGGATAAATATTCAAATGGCAACAATCTCAAGAAAAACAACCGACTTTGTAGATTTGGACTTGAACATGTTCAAGGTTCCTTTGACCAAAGATGTGTCTAAAAGAACCGATGAAGAAGCGGTCAAAGCCGCTATTAAGAATTTAATATTGACTAGACCTTATGAAAGACCTTTTCATCCTGAAATTGGTTCTGGTATTATGGGTTTATTATTTGAACCAATGACTGTTGTTACAACACAATCATTAAAAAGAACAATTACAGATGTAATTAATAATTTTGAACCTAGAGCAAGATTAGATAGAGTTGATATTATAGCGAAACCTGATAATAACGAATATAAAGTTTCGATTTATTTCTACTTGGTCAATGGGCAAGAAATTATCAGTATAACTACCTTCCTTAAAAGGTTAAGATAAGATGGCAGAATTTTCAAAACTAAGAATTTCAGAATTAGACTTTGACCAAATCAAATCTAATTTAAAAACATATTTAAAAAATCAAGACACCTTCAAAGATTATAATTTTGAAGGTTCAGGTCTTGCTGTTCTTTTAGATATTCTAGCATACAATACTCATTACAATAATTATTATGCCAATATGCTTGCTAATGAGATGTTTTTAGATTCTGCTGTTAAAAGAACTTCTGTAGTTTCTTTAGCAAAGCAATTGGGTTATATTCCTAATTCTTCTAAAGCATCGACAGCGGTTGTGAATATTACACTTTCAAATGTTCCAGGTAATCCTGCATTTGTTACTCTACCAAAAGGAGCAAGACTAAAAACATCAGTTGGTGGAGTAAGTTATTCTTTTAATGTAATGGAAGATGTTTCTGTTGCTAGAAATTTAGTAAATCAATATGTGTTTAATAATATTACAATTAAAGAAGGCACATATATTTCAATGAATTATACTGTAAGTAACATTAATGCTACATATACAATACCTGACGAAAATATTGATGTTGAAACATTAAAAATTAGAGTTAAAACTTCATCATCATCAGTTGACGCAACAGTATATACAAAAGCGTCTGATATTTTTGAAGTTAAACCTACAAGCACAGTTTACTTCTTAGAAGAAATTGACAAAGGTTTATTTGAAATTGCTTTTGGTGATAATGTTCTAGGCAGACAATTATCTGTTGGTAATATTATTACTGCCGAATATTTGGTTACTAATAGAGATGAACCAAATTCTGCAACATCATTCACTTTAGCGGCACCAATTGCAGGAACATCTAGTGCGGTCATTACTCTTGTGACGGCGGCCGCTGAAGGTTCTGGAAAAGAGACAGTCGATTCAATTAAGTTTAATGCTCCAAAATATTATTCTGCACAAAATCGTGCCGTTACTGCTGAAGACTATAAAGTGTTAATTCCAAAACTTTACACTAATGTAGATTCTGTTCAAGTGTGGGGCGGTGAAGATAATGACCCTCCTGCATATGGTAAAGTAGTTATTTCTATTAAACCAAAATCTGGTTACTTCTTAACAACATCTACAAAAGAGTTTATTAAATCTACGGTTCTAAAAAGTAGAAATATGGTTTCTATTGTTCCAGAATTCGTTGACCCCGAATACATCTATGTTCAATTAAATACATCATTTTATTACAATCCAAATTTAACAAATTTATCTGAAAGCGCATTAAAAGCAAATGTGGTTACAGCAATTAGAAATTATAATGTGGCAGACTTAAATAAATTTGATAGTGTGTTTAGACGCTCTAAGTTGTCAAGAATTATTGATAATGTTGACCCCGCCATATTAAATAATACAGTAACAATAAGAATGAAAAAAGAAATTACTGTAGATTTTGGTGTGCCAACAAAATATGATATTAAATATTATAATCCTATTTTTACTCAAGGTTCTAACACCATTTCAAACATTTCTAGCACAGGATTTAAAATTGCAGAAAGAACTGAAGTTTTGTATTTAGATGATGACGGCGCAGGAAACATTAGAAGTTATTATGTCCAACCAGGAACAAACACAAAAATTATTGTGAACCCAACATTAGGAACTGTTGATTATGTTCAAGGCACTATCGCTTTAACACAATTAACAATTACCGATACGGAAGATGGAACATCTTATTTCTCAGTTTTTGCTACACCAAACTCAGATAATTTAGTTTCTGTTCGAAATCAAATTTTCTTAATTGAAGATAGTAGTGAGGGTATTGTTGTTAGTGCTATTGTTGATAAAGTAGCAACAGGAGAAGCAAGTGCAGGTACAGATTACACAATTGTATCTAATTCTAACTTGTCTTCAGTAGGAACCGTAGTAAGAACATCTAATTAATATGACAACAAGTTTAAAAGACACCGTTTCAGCGATTGTATCAGAACAATTGCCTGAATTTGTTCGTGCCGATTACCCTACATTTGTTGCGTTTTTAGAAGCATACTATGAATTTATGGAGCAGAATCAAAATGCTCTAGAATTAGTTCGCACAGCAAAATTAAACGCCGACATAGATACATCAATTGATGAATTTGCTGAACAATTTAGAAAGCAATATCTAGTTCAACTTCCAAAAAATATTCTTTCAGATAAAAGAAAAGTAGTTAAATTTATTCGTGATTTTTATACTGCCAAAGGTAGCACAAAATCATATGAATTACTTTTCAGATTATTATATAATGAAGGTATTGAATTATATTTTCCAAAAGTTGATATGCTTAGAGTTTCTGATGGTAAGTGGGCGATAGATGAAATTCTTGGAGTTAAAAATTTAGTAGGAGATTCAAGTAAATTAATTGGTCTTCAAGTAGTTCAAGCAGACAACCCAACAGACCCAAATATTAACTTGGCAACCGCAATTGTAGAGAATGTTATTTCATTTCAAGTTGGCGCCACAACAATTACTCAGTTATATTTAACAAAGCGTAGTATTGTCGGAACATTCTTAGCAGGTCAAACTATTACTGCAATAGTTCCAGAAACAAATGCTACAATTTCAATGACAGTTGATTCTATTATTAATAATGCAACTGTTGTAGAAGGTGGTAATTATCACTCGGTAGGAGAAACCCCTATTCTTTCAGGTGGTGGCGGTAC